AGTGTTCCAGAAGTTGAGATACGCCATTTGGGCTTCTTTGTGGCTGGCGCACTCATTTACGGGCAACACGTCAGAAGTGGCACTTGCACGGATTTCTGGTTCAGTTTTGAGGTCGTTAGGCTTTAGGTTTTCGGTGGCGTCTAGCACCTTGATTACGTCGCAGGGCCAACTTTCGCAACCATCTTCGGCGCAGGCCCACCACTCTTCCCCAAAGACATGCTCTTCCGACTCGGTAAAACCGCAACCGATTAAATCACCGTTAGCAAGGTTTTCTTCATAGTCATTTTTCTCAATGTCACACTTTTCGCATGTTGGAGGGAAATAGTATTTCTTTTGGTGCTTCTCTCGCAGGGCTTGGCGTTCCTCGGCGTTCATGGCTTCCCCTTCGTGCTCGTAGAGGACGAGAGGTACAGATCTAGCCAGAGGAAGTGCGCCTCAAGGCTCTGGCCGCGCTTGCCGAAATACACGATGAACGAGAACCCGAAACTCGCGGGGTCGAACACCAGCCACCAGTAGAACGACCGCTTGGCCGTGTCTCGGGTTCCCTCGATGAGTGGATGGCTCATTGTGGCACCTCCTCGCCACAGAGGGGGCAACGCGGGTAGTAGAGGTCGCCGATCCAGTGGATGCGGGTGTGGCCGTCCTTGCAGGGGTGTTCCTCGACGGTGGTCATTAGTTGCCCTCCTTCAGGCGCAGGGTGCGGAAGCCAGGGCGAACCTTCGTGAACTTGGCCGCGAGGTCGGGGTGCGCCTCCTTGAAGGCTTTGGCGTCAAAGGTTTCGCCCGCCTTGCTGGCCTTGTAGGTCAGGAGCGTGGTGCCCTCGTACTCGATGGCCTCGGCGTCACCGATGGCGAGTTCGATGCTGGCGCGGAGTTGCTTCACGCGGGCTTCGACCTCGTCGAGTTCGACCTTCGCTTGGCGGTAGTTGCTCACCGTCTCCAGCAGGAAGTCGTCGGCCTCGGTCACGGTGCCAGGGGTGTGCTCGGGGTAGAGCGCCTTCAGGGTGTCGAAGTCGCTTTCGACGCCCACGGGCTCGGGGGCCTCGCCGGTCTCGACACAGCGCCAGAACTCTTCCTCGGCGTTGAACAGTTCGGTGAGCTCGTGGTTGGAGTAGGTGCGCTCGCGGATCACGAGACCCTCACCGCCGACGAGAGCCGCGAAGTAGACGTGGTTCAGGCCGGTGACGAGGGCGTAGTGCGCTCCCTGCGACAGGTAGGCCGCGGGCACGCCGTCGTTCGCCCACGCGCGGGCGTTGCCTCGGGTCGCGATGCCGGTGGTCTTGATTTCAAGGATGGCCGAGACGTTCGGGAAGTCCGTGCCCTCGTAGAGGGTCACATCGCCCGCAGGGAACGCCTCGTCCTCGGTGATGAAGAAGTCGACGTTCGCGAGCAGGAAGGGCGCCTTCGTGCTCTGCAACATGACCGGCCACGCCACGACTCGAGCGCCGGTGCTGGTGGCGAAGCGCGTCGCGACGACGTTCTCGAGCAGATGTCCCCACTCGGTCGCCTCGTTGCCGGTGAAGTCGTTGGTCACGGTGCCGCGCTTTTCAGCCCAGAGCGTGAACGCCGACGAGTAGGTGTTGGTGCCGATGATGGTGCCCGCGTCGGATCCACCGATACCCGAGCGCCGGAAGTCCAGCCACTCCGCTTCGGTGATGTTGTCGGTGCGGGTGAGCACCTGGCAGTTCTTGATGGTCATTTGGTCTCCTCTGTTTGGTACTGCGATTTGATACTAGGGCTGGGACACTTGTCCGTCAAGACCCTTTTGCAAGTTTTTACCCGCCTGCGGCTCGGATGCCCGCCGACAGGGTTCGCAGTCCGTCGAGGCGGGCTTGCGTGGCGCGGAGGGAGTCACGGCTGGCGGTCAGCAGGGCGTTGGCGATGAGGTGGGCTTGGTACAGTTCCTCGCACTCAATCATCGCGAGGTCGTCGATTTCCCCGACCGTGCGCTTTGTGAGGTCGCTTCGATGCGTCAGACGGCTCTGGGCGCTCGCGAGTTTGTAGGCGGCCTCGGCGTTCGCCGCGTCGAGGGCTCGGCCACCGATGGTCTCGGCCAGCGTTTCCAGCGCGTCGAGGCAGCGTTCGATTTCGCGGTCGGTGTTCATCGGAACAGCCACAGGATGAGGGCGAGGGTCAGGAACATGAGGGTCACGGCTAACGCGGTCATCGTTGGTGGGGCTTCAGGTGGAAGGGGCGCGTCGGCCCTGGCTCTTGGATCCGCACGCCACAGTCGGGGCAGAACAGCCCAGGGTATTTGCGCTCGACCACTTCGCCGAAGTAGTTGGTGACGAGTTTGACGTGCTTGCAGGACTCGGTCATCGGTCGAACCTGCCAATGGCGATACCGACGGCAATCAGGACGAGGCAGCAGATGGTGATGCTCATGGCTTGTTCGTCCAGAACCACCACGTGTTTTGGATGCCCGTGCTCGGCTTGTTCTTCTTGACGTGGCGCGAGGGCTTGCCTTCCAGCCGGTCGATTTCTTCCTCGATGTAGAACACGGCCTTCTTCAAGTCCTCGACGTGAGTGGTCTGGGATTTCACGCCAGCACGCCACAGGTACTTGATTGCGTTGCCGATGTTGAAGTTGCGGTGGCGGGTGATTTCGATGCACTCGATGCCACTCTCGTCTTTGTAATGCTCGGGGTTGACGGGGTCTACCATGCTGAACAGCCTCCCTGCTGGTCGGGTACCGCGTACCCTTTGTTGATCTGTTGTGCGACCTTGACCTGCTCCTCGGGGGTCGCGAGGTGGGGGCGCTGTGCGTAGTGTAGTCCACCGCCGGACTCCCACGCGGCTTGCGTGATGCCGAGGCCTCCGTCGTGCCACGAGCCTTCGCGGTGCCAGTTGCCGTGCGTCTCGCACCAGGCGACCTTCGTCCAGGCGTTCATGTTGGCTTGGCTCACGAGGGGCTTCGGGGGAATAATCGCGGCGGCCGCGGCGGTCGGGGCTTTGGCCGGTGAACCCGAGAGCGTGACGATGACGAAGATCGCCACCGACACGAACCGCCTCACTCGGCCTCTTTCGTCGAAGGGTCGGCGTGCTGGTTCTTACACCACCAATCGCCGCTGACGAAGAAGGCGCGAAGGCGGCAGGTCAAGCAGTAGCCGCCGTCGGCCTCGGTTGGGTGAAGGTTGTCGGTCATGCCACTCCCCAGATAACGGCCTTGCGACCGGATGACGTGATGGCGATGCCGTGCTCGACGACGAGCCCGCGCTGGACGAGCTCGATGCGACGGGGGCGTGCCGTGGATGGGTTCAGGTTCAGCGTGGTCGCGATTTCCTCGTCGGTCATCGGGCGCTGGGTGAGAGCGTCGAGGACGCGCTGGCGAAGGCTCGGGGCTTTGTCCGCGATCCGTTCGGCGGCCTCTCGGCTGGTGGGGCTTGCGCTCTGGTAGGGCGCGTCAAAGATGGATAGTTGCATTGGTTGACCTCCTCAAGTCACTTCCAGTTTACTACCACGCGCCTTGTGCGCGCAGGGATGCCACGATTTCGCGGTAGGCGTCGAAGGCGGCGCTCACGCTGTTGAAGGCAAGGAACTCCCGAACGTCGTTCGGTGCGCCTCGGTATTTGACCTCCCAGTAGTCCAGCCCTGGCAAGGGTTGCAGGATGTCCACGGAAGCGGGGCCGTCGTTGTCGACGAGCACGGTGGTTTCGATAATCATTGGTTGACCTCCTCAAGTCGTTCAGAGACTAGGGGGTCAGGGGCATGGCGTCAAGTACCAAAGAAAAACCCCGCCCCACCGATTGCTCGGATAAGAGAGGGGCGGGGTTTCGACTTACGCTCACCGGCGAACCGGATGAAAGAGAGCGTTAGTCAGTGACCTCCTGGGAGTCGATTTGACTCTATCACTCTTCGGAGCGGGCCGCCTAGAAAACAAGAAGCCCCCGCCGAAGCGGGGACTCCTTACGAACTTTCGCCCCCGATCGTTTTCACGAACGGCTGAACCGGGCTACGGCTCTTCCTCTGTAAGCAGGACTACCCCATTGTAGGTGGTCAGGTGCATGGCGTCAAGTACCTTCGCGGACGGACTGCTCAAAGGTGCCGCGGTAGGGCTTGTTCTCGCGGATCCAGCGCGTGTAGCAGGCCGAGCAGTAGCCCGAGCGCAGGCGGTCGGAACGAGTGGCGGCCACCTCGCGCTTGCAGGCCTCACAATGGACGACGCGGTCGGCGTCGGCTTGGCGCTGGCGAGGGTCGGTGACGTAGG